TGGAGGCGTTGTCCTGGTATCACGAGAAGCGTGATGAGAACAGAAGCATCGGGCTAGGCCCAAACCATGATTGGTCAAGTCACGCAGCGGACGCCTTTGGCATGATGGCAGTGGTGTATGAGCCGCCTAACGCATCCTGGGGTAAGCCGTTGAGAGTTAATTTAAAGGGTATTGTATGAGCAGCAGAATGGCAGGCATATTAGATGGAATTGCTGCATTCTTGCAAAAGGATCAGGCTGCAAACCCTCAGTTAGCAGGCCGTCATCCTTCAGATAATGCCGATATAAGCGCGTTACAGTTAGCCCCTGCTATGGCTAAAGGGTTAATTAATGACGTCGTCAAATATGGGTCTCAGGCGGCCACTGGTGAAATAGATGACGGTGATTTTCTACAACAGCAGCCTTTAACGGGCCAGGCAAAGGCAATTGCTGATGCGGTTGGCTCTGGTATGGGCGCAGCGTTAAATTATCAAGTGCCGTCATTAATGCGTGGCCCTCGATCTGTCATGGACGATATCACTATGGCTGTTGATGCCTATCAAGGTGCGCGACCAGGGTTGGTTGATGCGGTAGGTGAGCCATCTGTTAATCGTGTTGAGGGCGCTGGCCTGCTAGGTTCTATGTTTATTCCTGCAAAAGTACCAAAGCCAAAACCTGGTGGGTTGTTTAGCCAGGCTTCAATTGCTTCTGACAACTTGCAAAGAAAGACAGGTAACGCTGATGGGTTCTTTAATGACCTTACAGGTAAAGGACAAGTCAAGCCTGATGAGCTTAATGCAATGGGTTTTAAAGAGAATTTTGCTGGTCGCAATGATGTGTCGCGCCAAGAAGTACAGCAGTTTGTAAATGACAATCAAGTGCAGATTAAAGAAACTGTGTTGGGCCGTTTAGATGACAAGCCTTATGGGTTGTATGACGACGACGATATGTTGGTGGAGGCTTTTGCAACAAGAGCCGAAGCTGACGCCGCTTTAGACGCTGTGCCTCAAGAGGTTTTTGATCGAGGTGAGTACTACAGAAGCGGAGAGGTTGGTGGTGGTGACACCTCTAAGTTTAGGGATTACACCCTAAACGGTGGTGATAATTACCGTGAGATTTTGTTGCAGGATGGAAGCAGGATTTCGGGACGCGAACAATTACGGGCCGACATCAAGGATGCCAATGACCGTGTTGGAACGCTAAAGCACGTTAGTCGGATAGACCCAAGTACAGATTATTTTGATGAGTTAGAGCAAGCGGTCAATGACAGGGATGGCATTTTGGCAAGGCTTGATAATTACCCAAATCAATTTGTGCAGTCTGGCCACTTTGAAGAGCCTGATGTTTTAGCACACCTACGCATGAAAGACCGTGTTGACACTGATGGTAACAAGACCCTTTTGCTTGAAGAAGTGCAGTCTGATTGGCATCAAACAGGTGCTGATCAAGGGTATAAAGGTGGTTCAGAAGCAATATCTGAAGCTACCCGTAAAGTTAATGAGGCTAATATTGCCACTAATAAAGCAGATCAGGAATTGGCCGATTACTTCAAGCGTAACGAATTTGATATGGAATCGGAGGTTTTCGACACTGATTTATATCTTAATTTATTAGAAACCGATGAAGCATTAAAAATTATGGACGGGCAAAAAGACGCTATGTCTAATATAGATGCGGCAAATCGTAATTTGGTAGACGTTGAAAAAGCCGCAAGAATTGGAGTCCCTGACGCACCGTTTAAAACTGATGACAAATCAAGCTGGTACAACCTAGCTCTTAAACGTGGACTACTTGAAGCGGTAGAGGGCGGCTATGATAAGTTGGCGTTGACTACTGGTCGGCAACAAGCAGACCGCTACGATCTTAGTAAGCAGATCAATGAAGTGCGCCTGGGGGAGGAGAGAGAGTGGAGGGATAGTGTGCCAACCTATACCGTGTCTGCATTCGACAAGAACGATAACCCAGTGATCATGCAGTCTATAGAATCCTTAGATGAACTACCTAACTTGATTGGTAAAGATGCTGCAAAGTCATTAGTAGATCAACCGCTAACAGACACGACCTCCGGTTCTGCACGAATACTCGCAGGGCAAGACCTTAGCATTGGCGGTGAGGGTATGAAGCAGTTTTATGACCGTACACTACCCAATGCATTAGGTAAGTTAGTCAAGCAAGATGGTGTGAAGGTAGGTCAGAGTGATCTAGGTATAAACTTAGGTAAGTTTCAAGGAAGTGAGCATAGAGAGTTTGGGGAGCTTTCAAGTATAGCGCAGCATTACCCCGATGAAATGTTGCCGCCAATGCAAAGGCGGCTTGATGAATTGACGGCCAAGGCTAGCGACACCGTACACTCAATCGACATCACCCCTGAGATGCGAGAGCGTGTTAAGAAAGGATTACCGCTGTTTGCAACAGGCGGTGCTGCTATTGGACTTGCAGAGATGATGAGCCAACAGCCGCAAGAAGATCAAAGACCAGGATTGTTTAACAGCCTGCAATACTAATTCAAGGTAACCCAATGGCAATAACTACGTACAGCGAGCTTAAAACAAGCATCGCCGACTACCTTAATCGCTCTGATTTAACCTCGATCATTCCGACGTTTATTTCGTTGGCAGAGGCTCAGATCAACCGCGATGTCAGGACTTGGCAGATGGAAAACCGGGCGACGACTACCTTTGATAGTCAGTACGCGACACGACCCTCTGATTGGCTCTCAACCATTAGCATGCACCTGACAACAGGCAGCACTACTGCAATGTCTTTAATTAGTCAGCAGGCAATGGCTGAGAAGAGAAGCGGCAACCTTAACGCATCTGGAACGCCGTTGTATTACTCGCATTCAGAGTCACAGTTTGAACTGTATCCAACGCCAGATGCCTCTTATACCGGAGAGGTGCTTTACACGCAAAAGGTAACATCTCTTAGCGACAGCGCAGTCAGCAATTGGCTATTGGCCTATGCGCCTGACATTTATCTGTACGGGGCTTTGATTCATTCAGCGCCTTATTTAGCAGAAGACGGAAGAACAACAGTATGGGCCTCGATGTACGGCGCAGCGGTTGAGCAATTAAACACACGCTCTGATGAGGCTAAGACCTCTGGGGCTGGATTAAAACTACGAGTAAGAGGGTTAGGATGAGCTTTACAAACCATTTAGAAACAGAGATTTTGGACCATGTATTTGGTGGAGCTGCATACACAGCGCCAAGTAACGTATACCTGGGATTGTACACCGCAACGCCTAATGATGCTGGCGGTGGTACTGAGCTATCAGGCAGTGCTTATGCTCGCCAGGCAATGGCGATGAGTGTGAGTGGTAACACTGCGACTAATTCTGCTGCCGAGGAGTTTGCAACGGCCACAGGGTCGTGGGGAACCATTACCCATGTTGGTGTGTTTGATGCAGCTAGTAGCGGCAACTTAATGGCCTATGGTGCGTTGTCAGCGTCAAAAGCGATTGCAACCGGGGACGTATTTCGTATCCCTGCTGGTGACCTTGACATAACGCTAGACTGATATGTTATACGGCGCTTATAAGTACGGGCAGGCTGCGTATTCGACAGCAACCTTACAGTCTGGCGCCTCTGCAATAAGTGCTGCGGCAGCGCTAACTGCGACATCTGTGACAATTGTTGATGCGGCTGCTGGGTTAAGTGCGACCACATCATCGTCAGTCAGTGGGTTAATCATCAGGCAGGGTGCTGTACCCATTAGTGCGGCGGCAAGTATTAGCACAACTGCAGAAAAGATACACCAAGGTGCCTCTGGTATTGAGGGTGTTTCAGGCGCACAGATCATTGGTGTAGGGGTATTGACAGGCGCAAGCGCTGTGTCAGCCTCATCCGCATCGAGTGTATCTGGATTAATTGTTAAAGATGGCGTTGCAGGATTAGCCTCTGAGTCATCATTAACATCGCAGGGACTCAGTGTTTTAAGCAGCGGCGCAGTAATTCAAGCGGTATCAGATGTAATTACAGTGGGTACAAGGGTCCAATCATCCTCAAGTGACATTAACGCAGCAGCATCAATTCTGTGCCTTGGCACAATACTTTGGACTGATATTCCGCTAGACAGCACAAGCTGGTCGGACAGTACCTCAACCTCAAATACTTGGACAGATACGTCCGACAACAATAATTTATGGGAGGCCGCTTAAATGGCTGATACAACGACGACTACATATTCACTGGTAAAGCCTGAAGTTGGCGCCTCCGAGGACACTTGGGGTACTAAGATCAACACTAACCTGGACAACATTGACAATTTGTTGGACGGGACTACGGCTGTTGCCAATATGGACTTGAACACTCCAGATATTGATGGCGGCACTATAGACGGCACAGTCATTGGTGGCTCTAGTGCGGCAGCAGGTACTTTTACAGATGTTGTAGCT